CACCATAGATTAAAGCAATCAAACCGGCAGCATACAAAGCAGCACCTAATGGATTTAACACTCCCATTTGGGCAATGGCTGTCGTGATAGACATAGTTCTTAGAATTTTCATTGCCTTAACCACTTTGGTCAATGCTGTGACTGCCACCGTTGCAAATATAGTTATTTTATCATAAACGAAAATAGCGGCCAAAGCAACGGCGGCTGTTTTAATAATTTCTAAATTATCTTTAAATAACTGCGCCAAAGTAGTAATGGCATTTCCAGCTTTTACGCCAAAATCAATTATTTTCTTTTGCAATGCTTCAACGTCTGCGCTGCCAGTTGCTAACATCAGCGAATCAACTAATCCTTTGCCAATAGATTTCTTAACTTCTTCGAATCCTTTGGCTAGTATTTTTAATTTGCCAGTAAATGTTGTTGCATTTTTGGCCGCTGCACCGCCGTATAATTTAATCAACGCTTCGGTTATGGCGTATGAATCCTTACTTGCTAAAGTTGCATCACTCAAACTTGGAATCAATGCTTTAATGCTTTTTGTGTTGCCTTTGTATGCTTTGGCTAGGGCTGTTGATATAGTTAAAATATCAATGCCCGTGCCTGCTGATATATCTTCGGCAATGTTAAGGGCGGTAGTTGCAGCACCAACATCTTTTAATATTAAATACAACTGCGTAAATGAAGCCCGCAAATCTCCAGTTTCGCCAGTTAGCAATTCAATATTTCTTAAGGATTTCTCAACACCCATGACTGCAAACGCCTTGCCAGTATTTTCTAACACACCTGCCAAGCGGCTTGCTGCTTGTTCTTCTTTAGCAAACGCATCAACGGACTTCTTTGCAAACGCCAATATTGCCCCGGTGCTTAATGCCACTCCAAATAATTTGCCTAAATTTCTAACATCTCTGCCAAATCGATGAACATCTTTTCTGGCTTTGTTTAATCCTTTGCCATCGTATTTTACTCCGGCGGATATTATTAAACTTGGATTTGGCATTATGCCGCCGCCTTCAATGCGTAGTTTCCAACCACAAGATAATTCTTATTAAATTTATCAGCTGTTGCCTGGATGGCATAAATAATTGTGTCTTGTGCTTTGCCTCTATCTTCATCCCAAGCCCGATAAATCAAACGACCGCGCTTAATGCCTTCCCCGTACAATTTACTTTGAGCATTCATTTGTGAAACAAAGTGTGCAGCCGCTCCGGGGTTTCTACTTTGTGAATCTTTGGTGCTTTTTACTGTCAACATTCTTCTGCTATGGCGCTTATCAATCATCACTTGATGACTAGATTCTCGCCCGTGTATATTCTGACGGCCTGCAGTTTCATAAATAGACCCGGCCCTTGAAGTGTTTGCAACATAAGCAATTGCGCTAAATCCATAAGGATTCTTTTTAGATGCGCCTTTCTTGTAAATAATGCCATCTGCAACAGTTTTAACATCGTACAGTGGAAACTTGCCGCCGCGTGTTCGTGTTTTCCCGGTGTCGTTCCAATTACGCAAATCCCAAGGGAAACTAGACGGGGCATACCCGGCAGCTTTGTCGCGCAATGGAATCATTACGCTTGCTAATTTATTTTCTAATTCTATTTTTAACGCAGGCGCAAAGTTTTTTAAGCTTTTCATCAAATCGTCATATCCTTCTATGACTACGGGCATTCGCTTTTGCCTCCTTTGCTTTTAATCTGAACACTTCTAAAATTGCTTTTAACATTCGCGTGTCTAGCGCAATTAATTCACTCGGCGCAATCCCTGTTTCAACTGCTAATTCTGCAATTAGCATTGTCATAGAATTACGCTCTAGCCTTCCGGGTCATCATCTAATACCTCGACACCTTTAAGAGTTTCAAGAAATGCATCACCGAAGGGTTTAACGGTTTCCCCACTTCGGCGGATGCACTCCCACGCGAGCCAATAAATGTCAGATTGGCGTTCCATTTCACGGAAACATTTATGAATACCCATTTTGAAGTTGGATTCAAAAGCAACCTCAATAGCGGGTGTAATTTGATGAATCGTGGCCTCCCCAGAGGCCCTAGTTATTTTGAGTTGTGCCATGATTTATTATTAACTCCTTATGGTGTTGTGTCAACAACGATTACGCTTTGACAGGTAAAAGTAATTGATTGGGTTGACATGTCAGCAACGGCTCCGTTGATGTCGGTTGTGTTATTTACCAAAACTGTTGTTTGATATTCTGGATTAGTGCCTGAAATTGCTGCGCTAGTTTGTTTGAGAACTAATGCAACAGTTTGGCCCCATGCAGCTTGCAAAGTTGCTCGAACTGAGCCTGCTCCGCTTGCGAGTGTATCGTTTAAGAAATCAAGCGTAATTGTGCTTGCTTCAAGACCTTTTGCAAATTTATGAGCAGAATCTCCCATTGCGGTTACTTCTAACTCATCGAACGTTCTGTTAATAGTTGCGCTGGTTACATGGTCGGACAAATCAACGGAGTTGAGCGTTACCACAACACCATTACTTAAGAAAATTGCCATTATTTATTCCTCATCATTCTTTGTCGGTGTTGCTTTTTTTATCGGTGTTGGTTCTGCTTTTGCTTCCAGTTGACCTATCTTTATCAAGAAGGCCAATTCTTCGTCGGTGTAACTTTTGTATGTCATAACTAGCTCCAAGTCGTTAGGATTGAGATTGAAATATCGCTTGTAAGTAAATCTCCCGAAGCAGCTGTTAAAACTGAAGGCGCGCTAACAGTGCCGACATTCATCACAAGAGTTGATGCCATTAGTTTGTTAAAAACTGCCACCAACATTGTTTCGATACCGTTTAAGTTGCCTTGATTGTCTAGCGCGGGAATTGTCATTAAAATGCGAAAGTTAGCCAGAGGCGCAACATTGTGAGTATTGTTAGATGGCGTGAGATATGGGTCAGCCGGAATAATAATAACAGAATTTGCAATAATAACTGACGGTGGAAATGAGAATATATTCCAAACACCAGTGTTGGTCAAATCTGTTGCCAGCGTTGCCCGGAGTGTTGTGATTGCTGCGGCCATCAGCCGACCATCGAATTTGGTGTCATGTACGGGGCGATAAGGCCTCTAATAGATGCCATTAAAGTGTTTGACATTTTGAACGGGCTTGGGCTAAATCCATCAACGCTCATGCCGCCTGTCTGGGTAGTTTGTCGCGCTTGCCAAATTGAAACAGCCAAAATCATTGCGGCTTGGCGCACACCTCCTGTTGCGGCGTAACTTGTGGTTTTGGTATCCGGGCCAGTCATTGTCCCGTAAGGCTGCACCAAGAAATTGGTTTGATTGGAAGCAGTAATTGCAAATTGTAGAAACTGATAACCGCGCGGGTAGTTATACGGGTAGTTAATAAAAAGATTATTAGTAGTAACGGTTGCAGGCCCCATCCCGGTAATTGCACGAGAGCCGTTAAATGTGGCTCCTGCTCCTGCAATCGTTACAGTTTGTCCGATAGCAAATATGCCAGGAGAAGCAACAGTTATAGTTGCAACATTTGATGCCAACGCGGTTGCCACAATAGGCGCGGTATTAAACCAAAGAAATTGATTTATTAAATCTTCTGCAGTTTGACACACTTCCTCAACGCTTGCGGATGAATACAAAGTGCCAATGCCCAGGTCAGCTCGAAGCTCGGCTTCGGTAACATAAACAGCTGTCATAATTTCTCCTTATTAAAAACACTTGCGGGGCTAGGGCCTCCAGGCCCCGCAAGCGGACTTGAATCAAACTATGTTAAATTAAAGCGGCGAATTCCCCCGCCAACATTAACCATAGTTGCAAGATAACCATATATTGCAACCTGAACTTGTAAATTAGCAACAACATTAACGCTCATATAAGCAGTTGGAGATTCAAACGCTGTTATTGCTTCTGGTGAAATAATAAAAGCACTTTCATCAATAGTTGTTGAAACAACGTTGCGAGATACAAACAGGTCAAGGCCAAGTACAGAGCCACGCACTGAAGTCGGTGCAGCATTGCCGCCCGAATTCATAGGATTGCCAGCATTGTAAATTGGTCGGCCAGTGCTATCGGTTGCGCCAAGTAGCAATGTCCATTGGCTTGAACCTGCAAGATAATTCTTTGCAAAGTATGAACATGCGAGATAAGCAGCCGGAGCTTCTGTGGAAATGTAAGAAATAATGCCTGCACTTGTTGCAGCAGTTGTGGCTGCTTGAGTACCACCAGCAGTTAGGGCAGCAATTAAAGCAGATTCAGTAACTTTCAAATAATTGTTTTCTAATTCTTTGGTAACAGCATCAAAGAATCCAGGGTCAGACCTTTCGAGCAATTCAATGCTCAATGTCTGCATTCCTGAATATTTAGATACAGTTGAAGTCAAATATTCTGATACTGCGTCGGTATTAGATACAGCACCACCTTCAGCCTCAACAGTTACGGTTGGATAGGTTGTAAATTTTGGTCGGTTAATTGTCATTCCGCTGGCAGGTAATGCTTGACGATTGACACATTCAAAAGCTGGTCGACCAAAGTTGCCTTGAGTAGAAACAATGTCGCGCAAGTACTGAGTAGGATTAAAACCTAGTCCAGCGGATGAGAAATCATCAGCCGCAGTAATCCAAAGCTTCGATTCATCATTTCCAAGTTGGGCTTTAATTTTGTGCATTGTGTAAGCACCTGCTGAAGTGATTCCATGTCGTACTCTTTGGGAATCATCCCAAGCGGGTTTGATAATTGGTCGTGAGGCTTCTACTACGGGAGCAGTTTCCACCTCGGGGGTTACGGCAGCGGGAGTTTCTTTCTCCACGATAGCCTCACTTTCTGTTTCTGTTGTTGGGTTGGGTACATCTGCCGTTTCGCTTTCGCTTGCGGCAACTTTGGTTACTTGCGCCGCTACAAATGCAGGATTTTCAACAAGTGAAACTTCCATCATGCGGGCGGCTCTAACTAATAAATATCCATCTTTTGGTTCTGATTGCGTTACATCAACGCCAATTGATAATCCTGAAATTAAATCTTCACTTGCCATAACCAAAGCATCTTGCCCGGCTGTTGAGTTACTTATTTTAAATGAACCATAAATTGCATCGTCTGTTGTTTTGAAGGATTGAGCGCGGCCAAGTATTGCGGACGGCTGGTGCTGCATTAGCAGTTTCACCTTGGCGGTATCGTGTATCGCAATTGACCCGCGCTCAAACATAACAGGCCCCGCACTTGTATTTCCAATTTGATTAAAAGGCACAACTACTCCTGCAATAATTCTGCGTTCGGTATCTGCCGCCTCTATTGAACTGCTAAATTCTAATTTCACGAAGCATCTCCCATCGGTGATAAATCTTCCATTTCTTTAGCTTGGTCTAGTGTAATTAATTGCAACGATAAAAGTTTTTCTAATGTTGCAAGTCTAGTTGTTGCATCCACACGCAAGAACGTTTCATCTACTGCAAAGCGAACCATGTTGCCGTTTGCAGTAATGTCATTCATTGAAAGTCTATCTTCAAT